TTAGTAAATTGCTATATAAATGCTACGGCTTTATATGCAGACCAAATAAGATATGGTCAGCCATTTTTACCTGCTTCGGCAAATACATTGATGGGTTCAGGATGCCCCTAGTATCTATGAGAAAAGGGCTACTGGCATGAACTCATACAATAATCTGATGCCAAGCATTGCAAGCATTGATAATTTGCGATTAGCTTACAAAAAAACAGCTAAAGCAAAAAAAATGACATTTGGATTTCTTGAGTTTAAAGAATACAAAGAGCCAAATTTAAAAGCTATTCAAGAAGAATTACTAGATGGCTCTTATAAGATTGGTCAATATAGACACTTTACAATTTATGAGCCTAAGCCAAGATTGGTATCTGCTTTAGATTTTAAAGATCGGTTAGTTCAACACGCATTAGTAGGAATAATAGAGCCAATATTTGAGGCTACATTTTTGCCTAATACTTTTGCCTGTAGAGTAAATCTAGGAACTCATGCGGGGGTTAGATATATTCAATCAGAATTAAGAAAGCCCACAGATAATCAATTTTATTTAAAAACAGACTTTAGTAAGTTTTTTCCAAGTGTAGATCATAATATTTTGCTTGAAATGATTGCCAGAAAAATAACTTGCAAACAAACTTTTGATCTTATTACAGAAATTGTAAAACCAAATGAGGTTGGTATTCCGATTGGTAGCTTAACTAGCCAGCTTTTTGCTAATGTATATGGTTCAAAATTAGATAATTTTATTCATCATAAACTAGGTTATAGAAAATGGGCTAGGTATATGGATGATGTAGTTATTTTGTCAGATGATTTGTCAAAACTAAAAGAAACATTTTTGCAAATAAAAGATTTTGCCAATAAAAATATGAAGTTAGATATTAGCAAGTGGCATTGTCAATCTACAAAAAAAGGCATTAATTTTCTTGGCTACAGAATATGGGATACCCATAAATTAATTCGCAAAGATAGTGCAACAAGGGCAAAAAGGAAAATTGCCAAATATGTGAAATATCAGGATAATTTGTCATTAGACAAGTTTCTTGCATCATGGCGAGGTCATGCTCAATGGGCAGATTCTCATAATTTATTTAACTGGTTAGAGAAAAAATATGAAACCAATTATCAATACTAGAGAAGATTTAGATGCCATTATTGGCACTCCTGAGCATGAACAATTTATGCAAATGCTTAAAGGCTCTATGACAAGAAAGCAAGATGTTCAAGTTTATCCTGAAGGATACAATCAGCCTGATTATGAGGGCGAAAAGTTAAATCCAATTTGGGAAGATGTAGAGGACTTATCAATTATTAGTAGATTTGGATTTACTAAAGCTGATTTTAAATAAGGATAAATATGTTAATTCTTGATTGGGTAATGGATAAGCTCGGCTACACCAAAAAAATAACCTTGCATTGGGAGCATCTTCTTAGAGAATGGGAAGAAGAAGATCTTAAACCTAAGCGCAGAGTTGCTAAGAAAAAGCCTGCTGTTAAAAAGCCAGCTTCTAAAAAGACTGTTCGCAAAAAGGTGTAGTTATGGCAGATGATTTCTTAGATCCATATAAGTATGGTAAGTTAGTTGCTCAATTTGAAACCATGGAAAAAAAGGTAGATGCCATGGAATCTGATATTAAAAAGCTTCTTGCTATGGCTGAAAGGTCTAAGGGATCTCTGTGGGCGCTAATGGGTGTAGCATCTGTAGGCGGTGGAATCATTACCTATATCGCAGAATTTTTTATAAAAAAATGAATCTCCAAGTAAATGATTCCTTATCCAAATGGAATAAGACAGAGGAATTTAAACTCCAAGTAGCTAGAAGCCAAATCCGAGGGCATGAGATTCGGCATATCTTTGGCTATAACCCTGATGTAGATCAAGCAGCAGAAGAAACAGTATGGACTGCTGGTGGCTTGTATGTTCATGCTGCATCGCCCACAATAATGACAGTTTCTTCTACAAGTGCATCCGATACTTCCAATGGAGTAGGTGCTAGAGAAATTTATATCCTTGGGATTAACTCCACAGGCGGAGAAGTATCAGAAATTCTCCCATTAAGCGGACAAACTGCTGTAAATACTTTTCATACCTATACAGAAATTCAATATTGCAGAGTAGTATCAGCAGGATCTACTGGTCATAATGTAGGCAATATTTCTATCGGCACAGGCACAATTACAGGCGGTGTTCCTGCGCAAATTTATGGGCATATTCTTGCTACAGAAAATGGCTCTCTCATGGGTCATTTTACAATTCCCACAGGATACACAGGCTATTTAACTTCAGGATCAATATCATCAGGAACAGAGGGCGGTAGTAACTATATTATTGGTAGATTAAAAGTTAAGGAAAATGGACTAATTTATACAGCAGCAATTACAACTTTTAATAATGGTAAAGTTGATTATGATTTTGCATATCCAATTAAAGTTAATGCTGGTGCTTGTATCAGCGCTACAGCTAAATCTACTGCAAATAATGAGCAAGTTTCTTCCTACTTTCAGCTATTGCTAATTAAAAATCAGGAGTAATTATGATTTTAGAAACAATCATTGGCGCACTTGTTCCTGTAGGTGTAGAAGGCATTAAGCAATTATTTGGCAAGATCAATGGCGGAGTTCGCCCTACTACTGTAGCCGAGCAGATTGAATTAGATAAATCCGAAATCCATCGCTTAGAAGCGCTTTCTAAACTAGATAATCCTTTTGGGCAGCCTAGCCAATGGGTAGTTGATCTAAGGGCTTCTAGTCGCTATATCGGGGCTTTGGTGGTTATTTTGGTAGGGCTATCCACTCTCTATATGCCTGTTGATCCATTTGTTCAGCGCATTGGATTGGAAGCTGCGAATATTGCATTTGGCTTCTTATTTGGAAGCAGAATCATGGCTAATCTTGCCAAGAAATGAATAGCTCGCATCTAGCACTTCTTGGAATCCATGAGAATTGGTATGATGCTCTGCAACACACCTTCGATAAGTATCAAATAAACACCATCAAAAGGCAGGCGCATTTCTTAGGGCAATGCGGTCATGAGAGCAACTGGTTCAATATCCTAGAAGAAAATCTAAACTACTCCGCCCAAGGGCTAATGAGCATTTGGGGATCTCGCTTTTCTACTCTTGAGATAGCGCAACAATATGCTAGACAACCAGAAAAGATCGCTAATAAGGTCTATGGTGGTCGCATGGGCAATCTTGAGGATGGGGATGGCTGGAAGTATCGGGGCAGGGGAATTATCCAGCTTACAGGGCGAGAGAACTATAGGAACACAGGAAGGGCTATAGGAGTGGATTTAGAGGGCTTTCCTGAGCTTGCTTTAGTTCCTTTATATGCTTGCCTATCCGCAGGACATTATTGGTCTAAAAAGGGCTTAAATGAGCTTGCTGATAAGGATGATTACAAAGAGATAACTAGGCGCATCAATGGTGGTCAAACTGGCATCATGGATCGCATCTACAAAACCAAAAGAGCAGAAGAAGTTTTAAGTAGGCAGATTTAGGCTTCTGTAGATCTTGCCATCTTGCCATTGCTTATCTTGCCCTGCTTGCTCATATAGCTCAATAACCTTCTCAGGGTAAACCATTATAGGTTTCTGTTCTGTGAAACAGAATGCATAGATTAAAGGCGCTTCTTTGGTTGAAAACCATTCTAAAAATAGCGGAATCATCTTAACTTCCGATTCCTTAAAGTTTCCAGTTCCTTTTACATTCACCACAAAAGTATGATTGCCAGTATCTACAATATAGTCAGGCAAATTGCGGATCATCGGATTTAGCTTCCAATAGTGATCTATTTGGCTATGCTTTTCTTCATTGCCCAATCTCCAGCATTTGTATTCCATTTTGGCACAGTAGTTCTCAAAGAGAATCTCGCCATGATTGACTAGCTTTTGGCGATCTAAGAAGGATGCAATATTTTTCATGCTAGTTTGATAAGAGGTGAACTAGCCAAAAACCCACATGAATTAGAGCTTATCTCTCCAGTTTTCATGGTGCTTGATGAGATTCTTCTTTAGCTTGAATAAGCGGTTCAGCCATCTCCAAAGCATCTAGCTGTTTAGCTAAAGCCTGTAAGATTGCAGATACCGAATGCCCTTGCCTGAGAAACTTCTGCACCAGTTCGCTAAGATCTTTTTCCATAGTTAGAATGGGATGCTATCTGATTCCATATCTTCAATAGATGATTGTTTTGCTTTTGGCATCTCA